AGGCCGTTGTCGAAGTCGTTTTCAACCGCGTGCTGCACTCCGCTTTCCCGGGCACAGTACACGATGTGCTGCACCAAGGAGAGGGAGGCGATGTTCCGCAGTTCTCCACCATCTACGCGGTCAGCACCGCGATGCCGACGCAAGCGCAGTATGACGCCATCAACGGCGCTCTGTATGGAGATACGATCCTTGACGCCGACGTGGTTTTCTTCTCCCGCAATGGAGAGAACGATCGCGTATGGGGGCAGATCGGAGATCACATCTTCTGCCGCGAATACATCTGGAGGTAACGAGCATGGCGCGAAAGAGATTTCGGCAAGCCTGTGGCATCATCGCTGCGCTCGGCTTCCTTCTGGTCCTCGGAACTGCCGGCGCCAGCGATTGCGACCTTATCCCCGTGAGCCAGATACTCCGGCAAGGTTGCATCGGGCTTGGAATGCTCGCCGGCGGGCTATGGCTGGGAGGGTATCTCTCATGACTGTGAAGAAAGACCCGAAGCGCCAGCTGCTCGGCAAGATCGCAAAAGCCCGCGGTAAGCAGTTTGAGAGCCGCATCGACGATTCCTTTGCCTACTACGCACAGAAAGGCTTTGCGATCATCGAAAAGACGCCGGAGCCGATGCACCCCACGAAAAATCTCGGCAACGGCAAGTTCATCGCCTACTACGAAAAGCAGGCACAGCCGGACTATAAAGGCACCATCAAGGGCGGCAGGACGGTCATGTTCGAGGCGAAATTCACCGCCGCCGACCGAATGGAGCAGAGCCGCGTCCTCCAGAGCCAGCAGGACTATATGGACAGGCATCAGGCGCTCGGCGCTCGCTGCTTTGTAATCGCCGGTTTCAGCTCCGGCATGGTCTATTGCGTCCCCTGGGACATCTGGAAGACCATGAAAGACCACTTCGGCCGCAAGTATGTGACTGAGGCCGACTTGGAGAAATATCAAGTGCAGACGGCGTGGAATGGCACGCTGCTTCTGCTCAACTGAATTGAAAGGAGTTACCACCATGAGCGAAATTTCCATGTATGAAGCCCAAAAGAAGAAGATGCAGGGCCTGTGCGATGAGCACGATCTCGTCTATCGCTTTGAAAAAGACAGATACCCCATCATCTTTACCATCAAGCCCGTACAGGGCATGGACGCGCAGATTTCCATGCTGGAGAATGTCGAGGAGGTCGGCTACCGCAGCCCCGACGCCTCCATGTCCTGGATCTTCGAGGACGGCGGTCTGGACACGAAGGTAACGGGCGGCACCTTTACCATCAGCAAGACGCTCCGCACCAAGATCGAGTCCATTCTGGTGAAGATGATTACCTACTGGCAGCAGTATTTCTTCCGCGATGTGCTGGAAAAGAACGCATTGCGCAGCGGCCTCATGCCGGTCATTGACGAGGACGAGGCTGGCGATACCGACGAGGAGCCGGAGGACGAGGGGGATATGCAGGGCGAGGATGGCCCCGAGGTTGACCTGGACGACCCCGACATTCAGCAGGCCATTACCATTGTTCGGGCAGAGAATAAAGCGACTGTGGGGCTGTTGCAACGCCGTATGAGCGTTGGCTACGCAAAGGCTGCGCGTCTGATTGACGCACTGGAGGAGCTTGGTGTCGTCGGTCCGTATAACGGCTCCGATGGCCGCGAGGTCCTCCCTACCGACGAGCCTGACGACACGGAAGGCGGTGAAGATTGATGCCGACCGTAAATGCCAATAAGCATACCGCGCACGACCTGCAGCTTGCCGGTCAGATGCGCCGCGAGGATTACAAGACAATCAAGCACATGGACAAGGCGACGCTTGCGGCCTACCTCAGCCGCGTGTGGAAACGCGGGTATGACGCCGGGTATCAAGCCGCCGTTAAGTCGGTCGCTCCGCAGCTGCGCGAAGCCGCAGAGCTGAAAGCGGCGAACAAGGAGGGCTAAGTCATGGGGAACGCCCTGCGGCACGTCAGAGGGGAAAGTCAGAAGAATATCGTCCGCTTCATAGAAGGGCTAAGCGGGAAGTATTCCCGCTGGGACATCTGGCAGGACTTCATTATCATGTCGGCCATTGCAATCGCCAACACGATGGGTGGTCCGCAGGTCAAGGCCAGGGAGGGAATATACCGCAGCCGCGCAGAGAAGTATTCCACTAAGGAGCTGGAAGTCTTTGCGGATATGCTGTTCGAGGTTGTAGCCGAACTGGAACGCGACCAGGAGCAGGATTTCCTTGGTGAGCTTTTTATGGCGCTCGGCCTTGGGAACGAATGGAAAGGACAATTCTTCACTCCGTACGATATCTGCAGGGCGATGTCCGCAATCACCTATGGCCCCGATATGGCGGCGCGGATAGAAAAGCGGGGTTGGATATCCGTGAGCGATCCCGCCTGCGGCGCTGGTGCGCTGCTGATCGCATTTGCCAACGAGTGCCGGAGACAGCACATCAACTATCAGACTTCGGTGTTGTTCGTGGCGCAGGACATAGACTTTCTTGCCGGGTGTATGTGTTACATCCAACTTAGCTTGCTCGGCTGCCCCGGCTATGTTGTCATTGATGACTCCATCGTGCGGCCGACTACCAGTTATGATGCTCACGGCCTGCTGCCAAAGGACGGCCCACAGGTCTGGTACACGCCGATGTATTTCCGAGATGTCTGGCATTACCGCCGCATCGGGGCGCAAATGGATCTTCTGTTTCGGAACGCGGCCGAGCAGGTACCAGCAGATCCGCCGGTGCCTGCCTCGCCGCCGGAACAGTCTCAACCGCTGGCGGAAACGAAAACCGGCCAGCTCACTCTATTTTGATGGGAGGAAACGGAATGCGGCAGCCGCCGCTCGGGAGTCGGACATGGAAGCCCGAGGAAGAAGATTATTTGATGGAAAAGTGGGGGCAGATTTCTGTCCCGGCCATCGCAAAGAAGCTCAACCGTACAACAAATGCCGTCAAGGTCAGAGCGCAGCGTCTTGGCCTGGGCGCGGTGCTGATGGCCGGTGAGTATGTCACTCTAAATCAACTCCTGCTGGCAGTGACGGGAGGAAGCAGCTCCTACGGCTACAAGATGAAAAGCTGGGTGGAAAACAGGGGCCTACCCGTCCATACGAAGAAGGTTGACCGCTGCAGCTTTCGTGTGGTCTACATTGAGGAGTTCTGGGAGTGGGCCGAGCGATACCGCAGCTTCATCGACTTTTCCAAGATGGAGCCGTTGGCGCTCGGTGAGGAGCCGGGCTGGGTAGCCGAGCAGCGCAAGAAAGACTTTGAGGCATACGCCATTCAGAGGAAAGACCCGTGGGGAGAGGACGAGGACTCTCGGCTGAAGATGCTGCTCAGTAAGCACAGGTACTCATGGGCGGAAATTTCCGAGATGATGCATCGTTCTCACGGTGCGATCGCGCGCCGTTGCCGTGACCTCGGCATCAAGGAGCGCCCCGTTTCGATGGAGCTGACCGGCAAGCGTGGCACATGGACCAGCGAGGATTTTGAAATGCTGGCAGACGGCATCCGCCACGGCGACAGCTACGCTGCCATAGGCAAGGCGGTCGGCCGTTCCGAAAAGTGCGTCCGCTCCAAGGTCTACAACGATTATCTGACCGAGAACGCCGACAAGGTGCGGGAAATGCTCGGTGATGGCGCGTGGGGGCACGGTGCGCCGGAAATGGACGTCCGTCATGGCTTCTATATCTCCCGCACCCGCCATCAGGTCAGGCGCGACCTATCCGCGCTGGCAACGGTCCTTCGTAAGCGCATGAACGATCTCGGCTATGATCCTTACTGGCAGCGGTTTATGTGCATGAATTGGGACGACATTGGCGGATGCTCCGCAGGGTGTACGGATTGCGACAGCTGCACAGCATTCCGGCGTATTCAGCCTCAGTATTGCGCACGGTGCGGCGGCACCTTCTACGAGCGCAAGGAAAACCGCTTCTGCGCGGCCTGCCGCATCGCGAGGAAGAAGCAGGCCCAGCGGCACTGGTGCCGCGTGAACGGCATGAGCCTAAAATAATAAACTGTCCCAGCCGAGGGGAAAAGCTCGGCGCATGAAAGGAGCAATTCATGGCAAAGAAAAATTTGAATGACCGCTGCCCGCTGCAGGACGAATGCGAGCGCAAATGCGAATACAAATTCCGCGAGTTGGAGTGTGACTATTACGCCAACAACGGCGTCGGCGAGGATCGTACCATCCCAGACCAGGAGGAAAGGCGCGACGAAGCCGAGCGGAAAGCCTATGAGGAGCAGTACGAAGCCGACCTCGCTGGCGTCGAGGACGATGACGAGCCTGCGGCTCAACCCGCAAAAGGCGCAATTACTTACATCTCCGTCAAGGAGCTGCATCCGCATCCCGACAATCCTCGAAAGGATGTTGGCGATGTGACCGAGCTGGCCGAAGGCATCAAGGTCAACGGCGTCCTCCAAAATCTGACCGTTGTCCCGAACATGGTCACCGGTGAGATCACCGGCGATACCTGGCAGCGTGGGTATAAGGCCGACTTGCTGCGGCAAAGTTGGCCGGGCTTGAAACCCTTCCTTGTGTTGTGGTGAATATGTCCGAGCGCGAGCAGCTGAGTACCATGCTCACCGAAAATATGCAGCGGTCGGATCTGACCGTTTACGAGCAGGCGCAGGGCTTCCAGATGATGCTTGACATGGGCGATACCGTCGAGGACATCGCGGAAAAGTCCGGCTTTTCCGCTACCACCGTCCGGCGCCGTGTGAAGCTCCTGGAGCTGGATAAGGACAAATTCAAGAAGTCCGAGGAGCGCGGCGTCACCCTTTTCGAGTACATGGAGCTGGACAAGCTGAAAAGCCCGGAGCGCAAGAATGAAATGCTTGATTACATCGGCACCGAGAACTTCAAGTACAAGCTGAAACAGGCTATCGATGCCGAGGCCACAGCCGAGCGCAAGGCGAAATGGGTGGAGCTGTTGAGTGCTTTTGCTACGCAGGTGGAGAGCCGCACGGGATATAGGACGGTCAAAAGTGACTATGTCAGCAGCAAGATTGAGATGGAACGCCCCGATGACGCTGATACCGTTGAATACTTCTTCTGCATTGAAAAGTGGGGCTATATCGCGCTGATGGTCAAGGACGAGCCTACTGCTGCCACGCCAGAAGAGGAGGCGAAGAGGCGCGAGGAGCAGATGAAACAGGAGCGAAAGGACGCCGTAGCAAAGGCGCTGTCCGAAGCAACCGCCCGCGCCTATGAGCTTCGCGCCGACTTCGTGGCTACCGTTTCCGCAGCCGCCATCAAAAAGCGCCTTGCGGATGTCGTGGCGCTGTGGGCTTACGCTGAATACCGAGATGATACCAGCTGGCTAACCGAAGAGGAAATTATGCAGGCTACTGGCGTTGGACCATTTGCCGAAGATGACGAGGACGGCGAGGACGATGCCGCATTTACGCTCCAGGCCGTGACCGACGCGATCGGCAAGACGCCTGAAAAGGCGCTCTTGCGAATGATCTATGCGCGCCTGGGCGACGGAAAGTCCGAGGGCTATTTCCGCAGCTACTGGAACAGCTACACCATGAAGCACGAGGAGAATGAGAAGCTGGATCGCATCTATGCTCTGCTCGTCAAGCTGGGCTACGAGATGTCCGACGATGAAAAGGCGCTCCAGGACGGAACACATGAGCTTTTCGGGGAGGCGACCGACGAATGAGAGCATCTACCTGCAAAGGCTGCGGTGCGGCTATCGTCTGGATCAGAACACCCAGCGGGAAGTCCATGCCGTGTGACGCCACCCCGCGCTATTACATCGAAAAGCCCCGCTCCGGCAGTAAAAAGATCGTCACGCCTAACGGCGAGGTCATTTCCTGTGAGTATACGGAAGATCCTCACAAGGCCACCGGCACCGGCTTCGCTCCCCACTGGGGGAGCTGCCGGGCGGCGGGCAGCTTCAGAAAGTGAGGGTGCGGTGGTATCTCTGTTTATCTTCATTCTTGTATTGCAGTGCGTGAGTCAAGAAAGGCTACCCGCCCCTACAGTGGAAGAGTTCACGTCAATGGCGCTGTGGGTGCTCTGTGACATTGAGTTATTGAAGCTTGTGTTTGGAAAGCGATAAGGAGGCACAAAATGCGACGGGAAACATATCAACGAGGAATATCTGGTGAAAAATATGGCATTTGGAACTGCCAGAGTAAAGAGTTTCAGTTTGGGATTTCTGAGGACACCCCTATGCTTGCTGTTGCTCGGCTTCACCAGAAAATCGGCAATGATGCGCGGAAATGGCGTTTTGAACCGCGCCCCCTTCCACACACCGAAAAGGAGAATTGAATGGGAAAGTTTGAAGAACTGCTCGATTTTATCAATGAGTTGAATGAGAACGGGCGCATTCCGTACGACGATTATAGCCGCCTCTTCGATTTGGCTTACGAGCTGGGCGAAGCGGAGAATGCCCTTGGCGCAGCCAAAGTCGATATTGCCGCCTTGCTGTGGCTGAATGGCAACTGCGAATACTGCGAACACGGGGAGAAAGAGGAATTCAGCGGCGCGAACAGGTGGCATTGTCAGCTTGGAAACGGCGTAGATTGCCGCCCCGTATGGCGCGGCGTCGTAACAAAAGACTCCCTGCTCGAGATACATAAGGCAAACCCGACTTTGCTTCGTGCAAAGCCCAGCCGCACGGAGACTATGTTCGGGCCGAAAGAGACATGGGCTATCCCTGATAGAGCAGAAGTCGAGGAGACCACGCCGAAGACATACA